TACAATGGTATGACTTTTATAAATTATGGAACGAGTGTGGCTAAAATTGAAAATATTACTTTGCAACCAAATCAACAATTTGAGATTGCAGGTAATACAGGCGAGGTAACCACACAAAGATTTTTTGTGAACTTTGGTACTTCTGCCACAGGTAATAACGTAGTGGTAGTTCGTAAGAGGTACTTAAATGTATAATTATGAAGATTATTACAAATGTAGATACTATAATAATACAATAAAATGAGTGTAAGAGTATTTTACGATATATTAAACCAAAAAGGAACTCCGGCTATGTACACCGATACATTAGCCAATAGACCTGCTTTTGGTTTTCAAGGTAGGTTATTTATATCTACCGATTCCGGACAAATTTTTGAGGACACGGGAACTGCGTGGACATTAGTGGCCGATGCAGGTGTGGGTGGCGGAACTTTAAGTTCTGTTTGTTTAAATGGTAATACTACCGCCACAGGGATTGTAATTACCGCAGGTGGATTATCTAGTAATTCAATAACAAATACAGGAATTACCGCAGGTTCAGTAGTTTATGCAGGAACAGGTGGTTTAATGTCGCAAAGTAATTCAACATTTTTTTGGGATAGCACTAACAATAGATTAGGAATTAATAATGCTAGTCCGGGTGCGCCATTAGATATTCACGGAACAGGTACGCAAATGCAAATTAATGGTACAGGTTCAAATAATAGTTACATTCAATTTCAAAATGCAGGTGTAAGTAAATGGAGAATAGGTAATACCTATAATGCAGGTGCTAATAGTTTCGATATTTATAATAATGGATTAACAAATACACCATTTTCAATAAATAGTTCTACAAATGCAATTACTTTAAGTGCAAATGTTACTACTACCGGAATACAAAACGTACAAAATGGATTAAATTTAGGATATGCAAGCGGTGGTGCTACTGCTTCATATACAAATATATATGGTTCAACTAATGGTGTTAATTTTGCTTTAGCAAATGGAACCGGTGGTGCAAATTTTATTTTCCAAACATTAGCAGGATATAATTACACTTTTCCTGCTACGACAGGTACTTTAGCTTTAACAAGTAATTTAAGTTCTTATTTGCCTTTGTCCGGTGGTTCACTAACAGGGAATTTATTAACTAATTCATACATTAGTATTCAAAATGGTTTAGGTACTAATCAAATATATTTAACTAAAAGTTCGGGTGATGTTTACGGAACAATACAAACAGAAGCAGGTGGAAATAAATTTTCATTAGGAAATGTAAGTGCAATAGGTACATTAGGTACACCAAATATTACATGGACGTCCGGTGCGCAAGTAGGAATAAATAATTCAAGTCCTAGTTATGAATTAGATGTAACGGGTAGTTTAAGAAGCACAACGTCAGCTTATATTGCAACAAGTAGTGGTAAATTAGGTGTCGGAACTACAAGTCCAACTAATAAATTGACAATTTCAAATGACGGAAACGCAGCAAGTGCTTTAAGAATAAACGATACAAATGCAAATGCAAGTTTTTTGTCTATAAGTGCATCAAATACTGATGCTGCTATAATAGCTAACGGAACTTCTGCTATACCTTTTGACATATATACTGGTGGTTCTGCTAGAGTTCGTATTACAAGTGTGGGTAGTGTAGGAATAGGTAATGTTGGCGATTCAGCAGTAAGATTAGGTGTAACAGGTACAAGTACTTCAAGTGCTGCTTATGCTTTTATTGCTTATGATAGTACGGCTAATGCTTTATTAGCTTTGAGAAATGATGGTTTAATATTTACTGGAACAAGGACAAATTCACCATATAATTATTCTACATCAGGAAGGTCTGCAATATTAGATTCTTCAGGTAATTTTGGTTATTTAGTATCTACAAGAGAATCTAAATCAAACATTGAATCTATAAAAAATATTGATTTTATTAATAAACTTAATCCCGTATCTTTTAATTATCGTAAAAAGGATTTAGGTACTAATAATTTTACAGATGAATTATATGATAATATTACTTATGGTTTTATAGCTGATGAGGTAGAAAAAGTAAATAAAGATTTAGTTTTTTATAATGAAGACGGAAGTTTGGCAGGTGTTGAATATAATAATATGATAGCTATATTAACAAAAGCTATACAAGAACTAAACGAAAAATTAGTAAGAAATAACATTAATTAAATTTAACCTTAGTTTAATCAAAACAAAACATATATGGAAAACCAAAAAGCCTTAGAAATTATCAAAGCCTTGATTGACGAATCAATTAAAAAAGGTGTTATGGCAAACATTGACACCGCAGTACAGGTGGCAGAAGCCTTTAACACTATTGCAAAAAAAGTTTTAGAAAAAGATGAGCAATAATAACTTAGACCATACAAGTATTACAGGCGCAATGTTAAGCGTAGGAACTTACATATTAAGTATTAATCAAGTTAATATGATTGCAGGTACTTTGTTTATGTTATTAAGTGGGATTGCTTCAATTACTACAATCGTTTACAATATTAAAAAAATTAAAAAGGATAAAGAATGAAAAACATAAAAACTACAATATTTGGTTTATTAGCTTCTATCGGTGGTTATTTTGCTACTAATAGCACAGGTAAATTACAAGGAGCAGGTCAAATAATTGCTACAATTAGCACTTTTTTATTGGGAGCTTCTGCACAGGATTCAAAATAATGGTATGACTAAAAATAAAAAGGCCGTTCTAGGGATTCTTGCAACGGCTCTAATATTATATATGTTTAGAACAAAAATAGCAAAAGCATTAAATAAAACCCCTTTTGGAACCATTAGCGACAATATTTTTAATTTTATTGGCGGATGGGAAAAATTTACACCTGTTGCATCTTGGGATTATAAACAATATTCAATAGGTTATGGAAGCGGTTTTAATTGGGATGAAAATAGACCTGTACAAAAAGGTGATGTAATTAATAAAGAAACTGCAAAAAGATGGCTTTTAAAAGAAGCTGAAAAAGATTATACTTTTGTGCAATCTATTGTAAGGGTACCAATTACTGACAATCAATTAATAGCATTAAGTTCTTTTAGTTATAATGAAGGTAGAGGTGCATTACAAAATAGTACTTTACTTAAATATTTGAATGCAGGATATAATATTCCTGCGGTGGCTAGTGAATTTGACAAATGGGTTTATGCGGATGGAAAAATTAATACAGGACTTAAAAACAGGCGTAATGCCGAAAAACAACTTTTTTTAAGTTAAATTTGTTTTGCATAGGTTAAAATTGAAGGTTGAATCCATCGGGCCGAGTTTCTACTCGGCCTTCTTTATTTAACATATAATCGCTTATAATAGGCATTAGTCTCTTTAAAATACAAATTACAATAGTGGGCGCCTATTTGCCCTAAAAAACGCATAAAACTGCCCAAATTTGAGATATTTCGGTATTTCCTTACCTTATTGCCATTATCAAAAAAAACGATAGCAGTATAGAGTATTTTAGCCATATTATAATTTTTTAGGGTTTATTACGAAAAACTTAGTACCTAGATAGTCCAGGCTAATTATTTTCCGTGTTAATAGCAATTTACTTAATGCTCTAAGTATGGTTATTCTTTTATACTTAGTTACTTCCATTAAGTCGGGCAAACAGGCTCCTTTACGTTCCTGTATGATAAAATAAATTTTTTGCGTGTAATTCATATTTTCCTATATTTGTGGTGAAAAAAGTTGCCGGTTTCGGTATTGAATGTTAGTAAATATATTCAATTGGGCGCCCTAAAAAGGCGCCCTTCTTTTTTAATTTAATAACCAATCTAAATGGCATTTTGCACTAACCAATGTTTTGTGCGTAGTATTATCTAAACTAACTACATATTGCCCTGCAATTTCGAATATCCAATAGCCTAAGTAATAGATTTTTTTAATGTTCATAATTAACGATTTAAAAGTTTATAAAATATTGTTTTTAATAATTCCCAAATAAGTATAGTTACTATAATTTTCATTTTTTCTTAATAATTTTATAATTAGTCAAAATATGTTCAATGAGTACCCATAATACCACAATAGTTGCAAAGATTACTGCGCACAGGAACCTTATAGATAATTCAATAAAAAATATTAGCTTCTTCATAAAGGTTAAAAAAGTTAGCGGGTTTTATATTTATTGTTATGGTCTTTTACAACGTAAGCATTGTTAATCCATATCTTCATTAATTGTTTTGCGTAGGTATTAGATTCGGCGGTACGTTCCTTAATTTCGTCCACTATTTCACTATATAGCATTGGAATACTTACTATTTGATTACACAACCTACGAGATTCCATTGAGTCCAAGTCGGAAGCCTTTGCGCCTTTTTTCTTCACTGATTCATTCCCTACTTGTTGAAACTTACCATTAAAATTCATCAATGTAACCGGTTCAAAATCTGCATCCGAACGCATAAACCTAGATTGCATCACAAAAGTATTGTTTTCCTTATCCTTTTTTACTTCTAAGGTAGATTGTGCGAACCTATCGGAATGTGAACCAATTACACCTGTCGTGTGGTCGTTAGATTTATTAAAATGCAAAACTGAAATTATTAATAAGTCGTACACCTTAGTTATTTTTTTTAACCATTTAGTAAGCATTGAGGATTCGGTTTCGTCATTATAATTCACAATAAGGTCTAAAAGTCCATCTAAAACCAAAACTGAGCAATCGGAATTCAATTCCAAATACCTTTCAACCATTTTGCGAATGGTTCCTGTGCCATCTTCACGAACTTGGTAACTATCAAAGTTTTCCGGAAGGTGTGATAATTCGGCAAAGTTTTTAATTGATTCTATGCGCTTATAATAGTCATAATCGGAAGATTCAGTATCAAATAGGCAAAGCCTTTTTCTTTGTTCCGGTAGGGATATTTTTATTGTAAAAATATCATACGGAACAAAAGCCGACGCAATACAGGAATTAAGGAACGAAGACTTGCCTGCCTTCGGCAATCCGCCGTATATTACATACGCCTGCGTGCTACCTACCGCTTTTCCCCCGATTCTCAAAATTACATTTTCTTTGTCGGGGATATGGTCGGGTTTATATTTTCGCAGGTCAAGTAATTGGTCAATGGATGGTTTTTGAATGTTAGTATTTTTATCCATTTACCAATTTTGTAAAATAGCGGTTATTATGAAGGCTATTATTAAAATTATTATTGCCTGTGCATTATGATTCAATAAGTGGTTTTGATTCTTTTTCATTTAAAATATTTTTTTGGATTTGCTCCAATGATTGTAAAAATTTAATTGCATCTTCAATTGATACTTTTATTAATGTTTCCGGTAGCAAGTTATCCTTGTAAATTGTCTTATATATTTCAAGAGCAAAATATTCAAGTTTCGTTAATCCATTGCTAGGAAATCCTAACGAACCGAACTTGTCCTGTACAGGCATAGTAGTAAAAGCATTACTTATTGCAGTCTTCATATATTATTTTTTAGGTTATGTAATTGTGAAAAAGTCATTAATGAAAATGCAAGTAAAGATAATCTCGATTTATCTTTATTTTTTTCGTCTTTCAAATAAAGTTTATATGTTTTATTAATTTTTTCTTCATTATTCATTATCCAATTATTTATATCCTGTATTGAATAATAATGATGAACATTATTAATTTGTCTTATTTGATGTTTATCGAGTATTAATAAAATATCTTCATTTTTTTTATTAGTACTGCTTTGTACATTCATATCAATATAAAAATGTCCATCTTCGCAATTATGACCTGTTGCATAAATTTCGTTTACTCCAAATGCTTTATTTTTCATCATTAATAGATTTAAGTTTGAAAGTTAAAGTTGCCAAATCTCTATTTAATTGGTCGATTGAATCTTCAATTAAATTTTTTATTTCCTGTTCTAATCGAAAAGGAAAAACAAATTGGTCTAAAATAATAAAATCTTGTTTGAAATCCCGATGGGCTTCAAACATAATCCTAATGTTATTCCAATTTTTTAATGATTGTAATTGTTCTAAAACTGCAATTCTTTTTTGCAGTCGAACAATGTCTAGGAGTGTATGCTCCTGCAAAGTTGTGTTTGCCATAATAAGCGGTTTAAATGTTAGTAATACCCAAAATTAAAATAATTTCGGATATTACCTAATTTTTTTTACTTTTTATGTAAATAAAGGTGAAAAAAGTATAGTGTAAAGGTCGTTTTACGGGTACTTTAGAAATTATATTCGACCATCTATGATGGTGCGAATATAATTTTATTCTACGAATATAAGACTAAATTGTACCCTAAACTTTTCCACATTTTGAAAATTTAATAAAAAAGGTCATTTTTTTATTATTTTGTTGTAAAAAACACCTAATTTTATGTACAATTAATTTGAATGAATAAGAATTATTGGGGATGGATTATATTAGGAGTGGTCGGATATATTGCATATTCAAAATATCTTTTATCAAAAAGTATTAATATTTTTTATAAAGGTTTAGATTTTTCAAGATTAAGTTTAACTGAACCCATTTTACAATTACAAGTACAAGTAAATAATCCAACAATTACAACTGCGGATTTACAAAATATAAAAGGTGATTTATTTATTGATGGTGCATTGGTAGGTAGTGTATTCGGAATTACACCATATACAATTGCTTCCGGTTCCACTATTATAAATATTCCTGTAACCTTATCTTATTTAGGAGTAGCCGATTTATTACAAAAATTTAAAACTGATAAATTTAGTTTAGAATTTGCAGGTAGTATGGTAGTAGATTTTATTCCAATACCATTAAATTTTAAGTATAATATTTAATGATTAGTAAAAACACCATATTAGGTAAATTAAACCCATTCTTAAACCAACAAAACGTTATAGTAGAGAATCAAGGTGTTAATGATATTATCACAGGAATATTACAAACGCACAATAAATACCTAGATGAATACGATAAAATATTCCCATATTTTATT